ACCCATGCCTTTAGCGCGGCAAATAGTAGTGTGAGTATGGCCATGGTTACAGATTGAGATTTAAGGCGTTAATTACTTTCATCACATCGCCACTACTGATAAACATTTGCTCATTGTCAGCCCAGCATATTAATGGGTTAACCTTGTTCAATACACTTCTAAGTTGTGTGTGTATAGATGGCAGACCCATTAGCTTTTGAATAAGCAAATCCTGATGTTCGGGCTTCATCTTTTTATACTGTAAATCCATGACTTAGGCGTTGAGCAGGCTTTCAAATTCATCTATCCACTTCATGGTGAGCTTTACTTTTGGGCTATTCTCGGGTGTCATGCCGGGGTCAATACCACGGAACCACATTTCTGCGGGTCTGCCACCATCGGGCGTTATGTGTGGCATCAATTCGTAGTCACACTGTCGTACTTTAGCTATAGTGCCTACCAGGCAGGCGCAATCACCGGTATATGCAGTGCCATTTATTTTTCCTTCAATGAGCGCATTTTTAAGCCCCGCGATCTCATTTTTCGCCGGCAGTAGTATGGCCCACACATCATTTTTGCTGATGGCAAAAATGTGCTCCTGCCCATCTTTAACAATATTTTCAACCGTTTTGTTGTCGAAGCTGCTGTTGTAGAAGCGGCTGTTGTCGAAGCTGCTGTTGTAGAAGCGGCTGTTGTAGAAGCGGCTGTTGTAGAAGCTGCTGTTGTCGAAGCTGCTGTTGTAGAAGCGGCTGTTGTAGAAGCTGCTGTTGTAGAAGCGGCTGTTGTAGAAGCTGCTGTTGTAGAAGCTGCTGTTGTAGAAGCTGCTGTTGTCGAAGCTGCTGTTGTAGAAGCGGCTGTTGTAGAAGCTGCTGTTGTCGAAGCTGACACCATCCAGTACATAGCCGGACAGGTCAACGCCTACTATCTTTTTCCCAGCATAAGCGGCCAGCATAGCCGTTACGGTGATCTCGGCAGTATTGTTCTCTACTTCGTGCGTAAAGAAGATACCGCCCTCAATGTTTTTGATCTCTATTTCTTTCATAACGGTTTTTATATATGTGGTTAAAAAATTTCGGCTTGTTTTGATTTTACTTCTTCTACACCGGTTCTTACCAACCCCTGCACCTCACTTTTCAGTCGCTGCAGCTTTACTTTCTTTGCCGGCTCGTTGTAGTTTTTTTTAAGGCCGCTTACAAATTCTTCCTCAGCTACAAACATGGCAGCTGTGCGGCTCAACAGGTGTTCGTACTTCTTTTGGTAGTCGGTTTGTGTCATAGCGGTAGTTTTTAGTCTGCGTACACCATTACTTCATACCTCTTCTTTGCCTGATCTGCCAGGTCGCACAGCTGCATGTACAGCCGCACCAGTTCTTTATCGGGCTGCAGCATGGTGCGCACGTCCAATACTTCCAGCGCTATTGCCAGGTATTCACATGAGGTGGCTATTATGCGCTTGCTGTACGGCTGCAAGCCTGCAAACTGCTCTGTACTGCAGCCTTTTGGGCTGAGGGCATCCTTACACCGGCACAGCAGCTCTAAGCAGGTGCCGCTGTCTTTACCCTGCAGCTCGTTGGTGCTGCGTATTTTTATCACTGCTGCAGTATAGTCGCATACCATGTGATACAATAGGCTGGCATCTGCCTTGCGGGCCACCTCTTCATGGTCGTGCGGGTGCTTTTCGCTCTGCATCATTTCTGTGCGCACATCGTAAAAGCGCACCATCTTGCCATAAGCGCCATTCTTAGTAATTGCAGACAGCGCAAGGTTTTTGGGAAAATTGTTTCTAAACATAATATTTGATTTTAATGGTTATAACTAATTGAATTTTATATAATTGACTAAATCCGGTCGGCCCAGCAGCTTGCCCAGGTGTATGGCTGTATCCCGGTTTAACGTTTTCTTGCGGGATTTGGCAGTTGGTTTGCATTGGTTAGTAATCCTCACAGTTTCCGGGGCATTGGCGATCAAACCTGCCCCGGAAAGGATAGCATCAATACGGCCCATGTACTGCCGCAAGTCGCTTGCCTCCTGTTCGGATAATATCAACATAAATGCTTATCTTAGGCGGTTAAATGAAAAAACCACCCGATCGTTAAGACCGGATGGTTTCTAAAGCCTGTTGCACTTGCCATGCAAACTGGTGCCGCTTTTGGGAAAGCGCTGAGGCTGTGAACCTCAGTATTTTTATGCGTACGTACTAATGTGCAATTTGTCATAGTTCCCAATTTTGGCACCCCTCAGTTACTGGCAAGTTTTGTAAAGGGCTTTGTAAAGGCAAATGTAAAGATATTCTTTACATCTAAACAAATTTATTTTTACAAACACACACTATGACTGGTCCTGAACTAAGGGAAATTCTAAAATCTGAAAACGTAACACTCGCTGCTGTAGCGGATTTCACCCGTATTACCCGGCAGGCTCTTAACGAAAGGTTAAAAGCAAAAGAAGTGGGGTCTGAGTTCCTGAAAAAGGTGGCAGAATTTCTGAAAACCACCGATTTGGAGTTACTGCAACGGCCTGCAAAGCCCAAAAAAAAGGCGAAGACCGATATTACCGACATGGTTGTAATGGAAGATACCGTAGAGTATGGCTCGCCCGACTATAAACAGAAGTATTATAACTGCCTGGAAGAGTCTGCAAAGGTGAAAAACAGGCTTATAGAAGTGCTGGAAGAGAACAGATCACTACGCATGAAATAGTCACCCAAAAACCACACACACATATGAAGTACACACTTGTAATGGCCGTATTGGCGCTGATCTTCGTAAGCGCAAAGCCCACGCCCCCGGTGCATTATGAAACGGCAGGGCTGGTAAAAGAGGAATACAAATTGAACAGCGGTAGCCGCCCCGGTGGCGTAACGCGGCAGGTAGTAACGCTGAGCATACCGGCAGGCACTGAGTATGTCTATTACAGCGTGACCACAAGCCCCAAAGGCCCGCTGCAAGACCTGGCACTACATACGCAACTGCATAAGCGCGTTACAGAGCAGGGGTTCAGCATGAGCGTAGCCAGCAGTATACTCAATGAGCTGCTGGTACCGCAAGGGGATGGCGTGTGTGATGTTATTTTCTTAGATGGGGAAGGCGATGCACAGCGGTTTCTAAACAAACAGGATGGTTCAGTTACGTACATCGGCAATTACAATCGATTAAATGTATCAAAGGCCGTAGTTGGAATACCAATTCCTATATCTATACTACCAACAACTAAGTATCTGTGTATACGCAATCCGAGTGCGTTTAACGCTCAATTTGTGAGCGTAGAAGTAGTGGCAATCGTCAAGAAACTAAAGTGAAAAAGTGGACAAGATTATGGACAAAATCGGTGTTTTTCCGCTCCGCAGAATTTTAAGAAATGTAGTAAAATCAATGGTTTACGATGATTGAGAAAAAGCAAATCAAATCTCCTCCTCGCTACAAAGGCCCGCAGGGCAATGTATTGGCGATCATTTTAAAAAACATGGACAGTAACATGGACATAGGACAGATGATCACGCCGCAATATCAGAACGCCACTTTATCGGTAGAACATACCGGAAAGTGGCGTATTTGCTGGTATAACTACAATCCCGCTACGGGTGAGCTGGAACGAATACGGAAAACTTGTAAGCTGAACCTGATAAAAGACCTGGCAGAGCGTAAGCGGGTGGCTGATAACTATATTTTCGGCATCAATGCTGCGCTAAAGAACGGGTTCAACTGGTTTCTATCACCGGAAGAGAATGCAAAGCGCACCGGCATTACTGATCTGCCAGCCATACAGGCGGCTATGCGCCCGGCTGCCACTGTGGTGGCGGCTGTAGAGCAGGCTTTGAAAATACGGCTCATAGGCATTACCGGGCGGTCTGTGAGCAGCTACAGCAGTATAGTGCGTAGGTTTACCGAATTTCTTACCGAAAACGGCCAGGCGGGCATATCTGTGCAGGGCTTTACTACCGTGCATTATTACGAATACCTGTTCCATAAAGGCAAGCTGGGCCACGGCAATAAGAATACCAACGAAACAAACATTTTCCTACGCTCCATTTTTGAGATCATCCGCACTAAGCTAAAAATGCGGCCCGATAACCCGCTGGATGGCATAGACAAGCTGCCGGAAGCCGAAAGTCAGAAATTCCAGCCGCTGACTGCGGAGGAATTGAAAATAGTGGTACCGGCCCTCATTGAATACAATCCGCGTTTTTACCTGTTCTGTAAGTTCATACCGGATGAGTACATAAGGCCGCACCACATTGCCCGGTTAAAGTCGGGGTTCATTAACTACAGCACCGATGAGATAAGCCTCAGCGGTGACAGTACGAAGAGTAAGCGCGTTACGGCAAAGCAGCTGATGGGTGACCTAAAAAAATTGCTACTTGAAATGGGTTGCAACAAAGTGCCGGCCAACCACTACTTATTTTCTAATCTGCAGTTTGAGCCTGGCCCCAAACTTTACCCATCTTTAAGCAACCGTGCATCTGAAATATGGAAAGAAGTTATTATCGACAAGCTGGGTATCAACAAACAGATGTACGGGCTAAAGTATACCAGCGCCCAGTATTTTGTAAACAACAATGCCAATATTGATGTGTACTACCTGCGCCAGCAGATGGAACATAGCAGCGCCAGGCAAACAGAAATATACCTGCAAAAGAATGTAAAGAAGCGGATAAACGAGAAAGATGTAAAAACGCTCAAATTCTAATAGCGAAACCCTGTAAATGCTGATTTTACAGGGTTTCTACGTTTTTTAAAGAATTTTTTCAGCGTTTTTGCGGTGTTTTTTTGAAGTTTTTGCAACATTTTTTCAGTGCGCATCTATTACTTTTTCTGAAAATTTGCCGCATTTTTTGCAGATGTAGAAATGCTTCACGCTCTTCACTTCGCCGTTTGATAACATAGGCATCTGCGTATCCTGTAGCCCGTAGTCGTGCATGCAATTGTTTTCCGGCAGCTTGCTGCTGTAGTCATAGTATGCCAGCCGGGTGATGGCTGCAGAGACAACGAGTACAATAAGGAATGTCCACATAGGTGCTATTTGAAAATGTCAATTAATCGCTGAGGTATATCCCAGTCGGGGGCTGATTGGTTAAGGTACACTTGGCCCAGCTCGTTAAATTCTGACAAGAAAATGAGGTAGGCGTAAAAGTCGAAGTGGTGCAAAAACTTCCACCATTCTGTAAAAATATAAATGTCACCCTGGTATCGGTTCCATATGACGTGGTAACAGGTGATGTCCCTTTTACTGACTGTATCTGTTGACCGCCTTAGAGTAATATCTTCCGGAAGCGTGTCTGTGATACAGGCTATCAGCCTGGTGGGCATTGCACCCTTTAGCGGGTAAAATTCTATATCGCCTATCTTTTCCATACCAGCGCTCATTTATCGAAAAAATCTTTAAACCCCTTAACAATGTTGTGCAGTGCGGCCTTACGGCGTTCCAGTAGGGTTGTGGCATCGGTTTCTACTTCGGTAACGTCTGCTTTGCCGGTGTTTACCATGTCGGTAAGCTCTTTGCGCAGCTCAGCTATTTTGTCGTTATAGCGGGTTTCTATGGTCTTGAAACGGGCTACGTAGTTGCTTTCTACGCGGGTGAGCCAGCGGCCGTGGTTTGCCTGGTTGATGATGAGGCCAGCGCAGACCAGTGTAAGAATGATGCAGTAAATCAACATATAGGTTGTTTTTTGTGGTTACTAAAAAAATGTGGCGTACTAACCGTTATACTACCACCCCGATTTTTTAATTACGGGACAGATTGGAGTCGAACCAATACTTCCACAAATAATGTTATTATGCTGTTACAGGTTCCTTTTTATCAGCTGCTTTCTTGGGCGCTGCATTTTTCTTGGCTGCTGGCTTACGTGCTGCAGTAGCTTTCTTTTCGGCTGTGGGTGCCGGTAGCGGTATGGTGCGTGTGGCATATTTTTCGGGATTTTGCTCTAACTCAGCCTCCCATTCCTTTTGCCGCTGTTCCCGTTCTGTGCGGTCGGTTTCCTGCATTTCTATGTAACGCTCGTTAATGTCGTTACCGCGCTTTGCTTCTTCCAGGCTTGCCCTGCGCAGCTTCTTTGCGGGGGTATCTGCAAGTCCATCCCATATGGCATAGATCAGGTAGCCCACAATAGTGGCGCACAGCAGGCAGAAAAGGACGAAGTACACTTTTTCTAACTTGGTCATCGGTTTGTTTTTAAAGGTTATTGGAATAATTACTTTTTATATTTTTTGTACTTGCCGCGCAGCAGGTGCGGGTTACTGCGTATCAGCTTGCGGCGCTTGTTCTGCCTGTTACGTGGGCGATGTGGCCTGCCTGAGGGCTGCATAACAATGGGTTCATACATCTGCCCCATACTGGTAAACAGGAATGCACCATATGCCAGCATTGTGCCCATGTAGCCCCTCATCGCAGCCAGTTTTTTGCAGGTGACTTACCATACAGCTTGCGGCGGTGCTTGCCGGTATTCAGCAGGTAGCTGCCATATTCTTTAGGGCTGCAGCCACGATCAGCGCCGTAACGATGCAGCGGCGGTAACATCTTTTCCTCAAAGCCACCGCGCCTGTTTTGTGTGGGCTTATCGGCCGGGGCCTGTTTTGTAGGTGTTACAGTGCCAGCACCTTTGGCGGTACGTGCTGCTGATTGTTCCGGTTCCGGTGCATTCCCCTGTGGGGTGCCTACGGTTGAGATACCACTCATTGCCGCCATTGCTGCTATGCCTAAGCCGCCTAATACTTTCTTAATACCCATCGTTTACTTTTTAGGTTTTATGATAAATTTTGCCACCACTACCGGCAGCTTTTCGTTATTGCTTTTTGCGGTGTTGAAGGCCGCGAGATACTCATTTGGTGTGAGCATCCCGCCGCCTTTCAACTGGTAATATTTTACTGCTGCCATGCTCACAGCTCAGCTATACGGGTGAGTACATCGGCGCTGGTGTGGCCGTCATATTCCGGGGCTTTTTTCAGCACATCGGCAAAGGCTTTGCAGGTATCCCACTCGGCTGAGGGTATGTGGTAGGTGATCTGCTGCCCGGCACGTTTGCCTATACCCAGCAGGAACCACCCTTCGGCCACTGCTGTGCCATCGCTCTGCACATCGCTTATCCATACGGGCTTGAAAGTGCTTTTAGCCATCTTTTTTGCCAGCGCTATGAAATTGGCTATACGGTGCGCGTACAGCTCATTAAAACTGTGATAGCCATCATTTAATGTGCCTACCTGCAACCCCTTACCCCGAAGGCGGTTAATGTCGTCTTGTAGCTCGTTGAGCGCGTCCTCTTGTGTCATAGTTTAAAATTTAAGCCAGTTGTATGCGCTCACCGTAGTAGTGATCGCCGTTTTCATATCTTTCTGCTATACGCCTCTGTGCCGCCTGCAGCACCTTCGCTTTTGGTATCAGGTGTGCTTTGTGCCGGAACTCATCTACCTGGTGAAACAGTATAATATTGTTCGCCCACTTTAGAAGCCGTATAGGGATTTCGCTTGCACTGTGATAAATGAAGTATATCTCCACATTGTATTTCCTGCGTTGTTTTCCCAACTTCCGAAGGGCGGGAATAGGTTCATCTCCGTTGAACATTTGCTCTTTATATTCGCCCGCCTCATCCAGCACTATCATCCCATTTCTGTATTTCTTTGCGCATGCTGCCAAAAAAACATCGCAGGGTACCGTATCCGCATCTATGCACACTTTGCCGCCGCGGTAACTGGTTAGCGGTATAGCAGGCATACCTTTGAACGGGTTACCATTAAGATCGATGCTCTCTACATATACCAGCACGTTTTTAAAGTGGGTTTCCTTTATCCGCTCATCAATAAACGTGCTTTTGCCTGTGCCATTAGTGCCACAGACAATGTTCCATCGTGCATATTTATCGTTACCTACCACTTAGTTACTTTTTAATTTCTGGCCATTCCCACCAGCCTATTTGGCCTGCAATGAATTTCGATTTGTGCGGTACTGATCTGATAAAAGCTATTGGCCCTGAAAAGGCAGGTATCATTACATGCAGATCGGGGTAATTATCATCATTATTGACAATCGCCGGGTATTTCTCCGCAACCGGCACCCCTTCCAGCGAATCTTTTGTGGCGGGGAAAAAATGAACAATGCGCCCGCATGTAGGTTGAAAAAAATCGTTCATCGTTAGTCCTTATTTATGGTTATACCCAGCCGGGCAAAGTCTGATTGTTTGCAGTCGAACGCGGCACAGAGCAGGTCTACTTCGTTATTCGCCGGTACGGCAAGTATCTTTTGCAGATCGTCCATGCTTGGTTTTTCCAGCTTCGGTTTACCCTCGCCCTTGCGGTCTTTTATGTAGTCGCCGCGCCTGTCTACCTTGTAGTAGCCATCTATGTACAGCATGTAGTTCTTACGCTCTATGGTGCTGCCTGCTGTGGCGGCTACAGCGCCCATCTTACCGGCATCGGCACGGCCTGCAGCATTGGCCTTATTGGTCTTGTTTATGGTAAATGCCTTTGTTGCCTGGTCGAACTTCATACCGCCATATACCAGCAGCAGCGGTATCCATGCAGGTACTTTTTCAATGATGGTATCCATGTATGGCTCTAACGATATAAGCAGCCATTCGCGGCTCTCTTCATCGTACATGAAGGGGCTTTTATCATCAGTACCTGCCATCTTTGCAAAAAGCCAGGCACTGCCTTTTTCCTCCATTCTCAGGTAGGTGCGCAATGTCTTTTTCTTATACTCTTCGCTTAGTATAGCGGGCTTGCGGCCTTTGTCGCTTTCGCCTGGTTCCTCTTCAAGCTCGTCCGGTTCAAGGTCGTTTTCTTTAAATAACGGCTCGTCCGGGTTTACTGGTGGCGCATCGGGTGCAGGGCCGGGCGGCGGTGGCGGTATGTTATACTTTATAGGCCCATCGAATGGTGCAGGGCCACCCAGTGCCGGTGTAGTAGGCTTCTTTACCTCTTCGATAAATGAATTTAGGTCGGTGCTGCTGCCTGTGCTTATTGGCTCGTTATTGTCCGGCATTGAAGATCATATTTACAAGTGTGTGAACGTCTGACTGTGTTATATCGCGTAAATAGATTTCGCGGATAAGCTCTAAGCGCGATTCCTCATTTCGGTGATATATGCCTATGGTTATGTTGCCGATGCTGCCCTCAGCGGTGATCACATATTGCTTGCCGGTCTTTTTCTGCAGATCAGCGAGGCCCTGTATCATGGCGCTGGCGGCTTTATTTATATTATCCTGCGTGGCAAACTCATTAACGAGCTTACCCACTGCATTTTTCATCTTGGCTTTGTCGCCGCCTGCGCTGATCAATGGCGTTATCGCCATCATTATTTTTGCCATGTTCATAGTCAGCTCTGTGTTTTACGTTTGTTTATAATGTAGCCGGTGGCGCGGCTTCTGCCTGCGCGTACCTGCTGGGTTATGATAACAGAATTTTCGGGGTTTACCCGCTGCAGCTCCCGGAGGATAATACGCGCCGTCTTGGGTGTTATTGGCATATCTTCTGCTGTTAATTTTTTTATGAGCAAGCCAGCGGTAATGGGGTGCGTGGCTTGTTTCAGCATATCCCACACCTTAAACCGGATAACGCCCATGCCTGTTGGGTTAATGCCTGCAGTGCTGCTTTTTTCGGCGGGTATCAATGGTGTATGTGTGTGATTTGTAAAGTCAAATGTAAAGAATTTCTTTACGTAAACAATAATATTGTTGTTTTTTATAAAGATTATTGTTGTTTTTCGCAAACAAAATACCCCTGCCTTACGGGGCAGGGGTATCATAGCGCGGCCACTGTTTGTATCAGGTATCAGCCGGGCGGATAAACGAGGTGGTTACTTTTTCCATGCTTCTTTTACGCAGGTCTGCCACTTTTTACCGGGGCTTTTCTTGCGGATGGCTTTTGCTTTCGCCATAGCTTTTTTCATGCGGGCTTTGTTTGCTGCCTTGCCTGCTGTCTTTTTTGGTGCTGCTTTTTTCTTAGCGGTTGCCATTGTGTAATTATTAAGGGATGAACATTACATTTTATAGAACACCACCATTGATGTTTTACTATCTTTAAAAGAGGCCGCTTTTGCCTTGGCTTGTTTTTCAGTAAGCCCTTGAGCTATTAACGTCCTTTTTGTTGATTTGAAATAAAGCCTTACAACTTTATATCTGTCTTGCGCTGCCATTGTGTGTAATTATTAAGGGATGAACTTAAAAAATTTGAGTGTGCGTATCACCACTTCCAGTACCAGAAATGCAATAACACAGATCACGGTTATTTTCAGCCATAGCGGCCACTTGCTTTTCACCAGCTTGTCGTAGGTGATTACTGAAGCATCGCTGCTTTCGGCTGTGGTGGATCTGCTGAGGTGTGCTATACTGTCGGTCTGCGCGGTGGTCACTTCGGTGAGCATGGCTATAACGGCCCTGAGGCTATCATCGCGGCAATCTATGGTAATGCGCCCGGCAGTATCCACGGTTACTGTACTGTGCAGGTTCCCGTTACCGGCTGTGAAGCTGTGGGCGGTATGGGTGGCCGTGAGCTGCCCGGCGCTGAATGTCTGCGATACATCGTATGCAGGCAGGGTAATAACCGTATCATGTATGCGCACCGTTTCCTTTACTATATGATCATGCACAGCCGTATCGTGTACAAATACCTTCAGGGTATCGTGTACAGCGGTAGTGCTGGTAATGGTGTGCTTTGTGCTTACGCAGCCAGTGTGCAGGAGCAGGAGGCAGGAGGCAGATAGCGCGAGTAATAAATTCCGTAGTGCTTTCATGGCTTATTGATGTGATTGTGTAAACTGCTTGATGAGGTCTTTACATTCCTGCATCATCTGCGTGTTGTTATCAATGATCTGCATCATCTTGCAGCGATCATCGGCCATGTAGGCTTCCAGCTTGTCGTTAAGTGCCTGGTTGGCGGTTTCGCTGGCTTTGTGCTGCTGGTTGAACCATATAACGGCAAAAACGAGCAGGGTAACTACCGGCCCCTGGTTGATGAGGTTGGCGATACTAAGGCCGGGCAATATTTGTAAGATGAGCTGGTGCATGCGTTTTAGTTTTCAGTTATCAGTTATCAGCTGTCAGGCGCTGAAAGATTTATTTATCAGGTTGGTTGTACTGCCGTTGCCTGCGTATACCACTATGGCATACCAGGCAGCGGCTATAACGGCCAGCAATACTATGAGCCATACGTACCGCATTAGCCCAGCGATAATATGCCGCTGGTAGCCATAGGCTTAGCAGGCGCTTTACCTAATACGGTTACAGGGCTGGTGAGCACGGGTGTTTTTGCCGCTATGCTTACAAAGCCACCGGCAGGCTTGCCTGTTGTGGGCGCTGGTGTGGGCTTGCCTGCAGCCGGTGTAGCTACGGGCAATGTTACCGTAGTGCTGCCACTGGGTGTGGTAGTGGTGGTGGTAGCTGCAATGGTTGTTACTCCACTGGGCGATGTAGGCGGCGCCGCAAAAGGCGAACCAGTGGCGCTGCCGGTGGCTGTGCCTGTAGTGGTAGTGCTGCCGGGTGTGCCGGTGCCCGTGGTGGTAGTGCCGGGAGCTGGTGTGCCGTACTTGGTATAGAGCCAGTAAATGCCTGCTGCCGCAATGATGGCCACGCCGATGTAGATGTAGGTCTTTTTCATTATGCTAATGTTTGTACGGTTGTTTCAAATTGGTTAAAAGATGCCTGGCTTTGATTAAAGAGCGCATCCCATATGCTTGGGTCTCCGCCTGCTACTGCAGTAGTGCCGGAAGTGGGTGTACTTCCCACCGATCCCGGAGGATAATACGCGCCCGCACTGTTTCCCGCTCCCTGATTGCCTGCCCCTGCCGCCTGCCCCTGTGTCTTGCCATGTGCTACAGAAAGGTGCATGATCACCATAACGATAACCAGTATGCCCAGTGCGTAGAGTATGATCTTCATTGTCTTGCTCATCTTTTCAGCTTTATTATGGTAAAAATTATTATTGCTATCAGTAACAGTATCAGCAGGCTGGTGACAAGGGTGCTGTTATTCTTCACCCAGTCGGCTATATGCGGGAAAAATCCGCTTAGCTTGTCTGCTGTTTGAAAAAAAAAGACGGTGTCCACGGGGTGTCAGAAAATGCCACCTCAAAGTCCTGCCGGTTTACGCGCTGGTTGGTAGGGCTGTGTATATCCCAGTTGGCAGCGAGGTATGTTTGTACACTGTCGGCATCGTAGCTGTTAGCCAGCAGGCCCGCGCGCAGATTGCTGCTTGCGTAGGCGCTGGCACCATGGCCCCAAATAAAGTGCGCTACAGCCAGCATGGCATTATAGTCGTAGCCTGCATTTTGCAGCTCCGTTACATACTGGTCTATATCCAGCGTGTCGTAGTCGTTATTAAACAGCTGCTGCACCTGTGCATCGCTTATGCTGTCGCCTATGCTTAGGTTATCGCCCGGCTCTACCAGGTGACCTATACCCACTGTGGCAAGCCCCTTGATATCGGCATATACCACATTGCGCTTACCCTCCCGCATATCGCAGTAAGGATAGAATACGTCCTTAAAATCTGTGTCTGTGCCCTGATAATTTACCGTTGCCATTGTATAAAAAGTTATTGTGTGAATTGTACATATTGTGTGCTGGCATCTGTACTTGTTGCCGCTACAGGCGCAGCCGGTGCCGCCTGGTTGCTGCTACCATAATTGAGCGTGCCCGCCACATTGCTTACCGTGCAGCTGATTTGCGATAGGTAGGGCATATCGGCATCGGTATAGTAGCCCCATGCGGTGAGCAGGTTTATATAATAGTCGCCGTAAGTGCTGAGCAGTGCATTATTGGTATCTGTACCGAAAACGCCATCTACCGTAAGGTTAAGTGTGCTGTCAAAGGCATTGAGCATAGTTTGCAGCTCCTTTACTTCAGGGCCGGTGCTGCCCTGGCTCAGCTGCAGGCAGGCATTGAGGTTACCGGCTGTGTAGCCGGTATACCCGCCGCCGGTGCTCTTGGTGCCCACTACATTGTTTGCGGTGGTCTTGGCCGGCAGCAGCTTGCCTTTTGCCTTGCCTTTAAACAAAGCCTTTATAGCAGGCATGTTGATAACGACAATAAGGCCCAGCAATACTGCCACCCCTACCCACAGCCATATTTTTGCCTTGCTGCTCATTATCCGAAAATGCTTTTTGCCATGAAAAATATAATGATGGCGAACACGAACACGGCCAGCAGCTTTATCATGCTGGTGTTGTCTATGCTTACCGTTACGGTAACGCCAAGGTTGGTCGGGGTGGTGGTTGAAGTATCCATTGTGGTGTTATTATGTGTAAATGATGCCCATTATTGTTGCATTAGCCGGCACGTTCATAAATACCGGGAAGCTGCTGTCCGTAACACCATCAAAGCGGGTGCGTGTTTTGGCCGGGAGTAAAAAATATTGTGCGCTATTGCCCAGGTTGTAGTATACATCTACCGTACTGATCACATCCATATACAGGCCTGTATACGCCTCAAATGATACTGCCGCCTGTATAGAACCGAAGTTGATGATGGGCAATACATTAGGAGTACCTCCTACTGAATAAACCGATATTTTTGACAGCAGGTTGCCTACCTGTTTCACCTGAGTTGCTATCTCTGCCAGTAATACCTCGTTATCGAATGCGTACTGGCCCATGATGCTGACCATGGTGGGATAGTCTCCTACGACTTGCGGTGTCTGATCCTGCGAATTGTCCGGGATATACTGAAAGTCAGACCACAGGGTTTCCGGCATTACCGGTTGGCTATCCCACTCACTGAAAAAGTGTAAAGACATGGTACCGAGACCATCGTTCCATTTAGGATACAAAGAGGCAATGCGGTAAGGGTGCGGAAATCCGCTACCATTATCTATGGCTATTACGCCCGGTAATGTGCTATCAAATATGACGATCATTATTTACAGATCATTTGCAGTAAGAAAATAACCAGCAAAAACAGTATTACCGCCACCAGGTACTTACCTGCTGACATTAATAAGTTGCCGTGACCATTGCAGCCACATGGCGTTGTTATCTGTGCTGCAGTGCTTAATGAAGTATCTGTGTCCATAGTATTATTATTGAAGTCCGAGTGTTGCGAAGCGGTTGGCAAGGCTGGTTTGGTCTTGCTCGAACTGGCTGTCGATTGTGTTGCTTTGGGCGGCTATGATCACCGGCAGGCTTTGGTTATTTGCCTGGCTGTAGTAGTTAGCGTTCCAGTAATTGTAGGCGCTGATAAGCTGCGCATCGGTTAGGCCCAGCAGCGTAGTGTACAATGTCTTTTGCCGGAAACAGAAAGTGCAGGTGCAGTCGGTATATATACCGTCTATCAGCTCTTTTGGGTCATAATTGGCATTACCTCCCGGCTTTGCGGCTGGCCCTGCCAGGTATGCAGCCTTAGTTACCTGGCTGGTAACGATGTAGGCCACCAAAAAGGCTATGCCCGAAGCTATCAGCACGAACTGCCAGCCCTTGCCCGCTTTGAGCAGCATATAGGCTACCGCACCGGCCAGTATAGCCGGTACGGATAGGTCTATCGTATTTTTAACTGTCTTGGTCAGCATTGTTTAAGGTGTTTTAGGCAGTTTGTTTACCACCGTTACTGCATACAGGTAATTGAGCAGTGCGCCGAACATGAGCAGCACTATGAGCCAAAACCACCATTTTTGCCACAGCTTCATTAACCGAGCGTTTGTGTGGTTTGCGCTGTTGCTGCCGGAGCGGCTGCCCCTGCTGTGCCTGGCGTTACCGTCTTAGGCGGTGTTACCGGTGCCTTAGGCTGGGTGAAGTACCATATTGCCGCTATAGCTACTACGACTATCAGCCAGAACCACCATTTTTTCAGAAGTTTCATACTCTGTGTTTTTTGTGTGTATAATGAAAAATTGTAAGTCTATTTTTTAAACCAGTCCTACCACCGCTACTGCTGCCCCCACCCCTGCCACTGCATCGCTTACTATCTTATTCAGATCATTGGCCGGTGCTACACCTGCAGGCCATACCATAGACCTGGCACAGCGGTAGAAGTATATGAGGTTGGCGCTTGGCGCTATAATGGTGCTGCCATCTTCGGCTACTGCTGTTATTTGGCTGTTGATCTCCGGCCCCCATGTGTTAGATGGCGCGGGCAGTAATGCTTTCGATGTTACGCCCTTTGGCAGTCCCCACACTATTGGTGTCGGGTCGAAATTGGTTTGCGGGAAACCTGCAGCTATACGGCAATTCTGATAAAAATTATTTATGGCGCTTTCCCTTGCATTCACCGCGCTGCCCTGTGTGTTGGCGCGTATATAGCTGCATGCCTGCCATGCTACTTTGTTGGCTGCAGTGAGGTAGAGCAGGTGCATGCTGTATATATCGTTATGCACATTGCTGTCTTTATTGCACATGATGGCCCACCACTGGTTATACAGGGTCTGTGCCTGTGCCAGGCTGCCGCCATTGGTTGCCAGCTCAACGATAAAAGCCTTCACCCACATGGTAAAGCCATTCTGAGTAAGCAGTGTATTGGTGCTGGGCGTACCTATGCTGCCTACAAGGCCCACGGTTGTAGTATCTGTGCCGGTTTGCGCACCTATCTGCGCGGTCTTGGCATCTATCAGTTTCATACCCGGCACAGGTGTACCGCCGTTTGCGGTGGTGCTGCCGGGTACGGCAGGGTATTCTTTACGGTAATAGAGATAACCGGCTATCCCTAAGCCAGCTACCAGTATTGCAATAAGAATGATATTCCCTGTTTTCATAAAAGTATTTTATACAAATGATACATCGCTGCCATCGCCTGCCAGTAAGCCGCCATCAGCGTTTGTAAGGTCTACACCGCCCGCATCCGTTGCTCCGCTGTAGTCGCCTGCAGTATAGTCGGTGTCCTGTAGGTTAGGGTCGGTGGTAGTGTTGCTGCCGCCGCCAAAGGCATTGGTGAGGCCCGTAACCAGCCCGGTAACGGCGTTGAGCCCTGCCGGTAACCAGCTCAGGTTACTGCTGCTGCCGCTTGCCTGTGTACTGCCACTGCTGCTGCCGCTTGTCTGTGTACTGCTGCTGCCGCTGCCGCCTGCCGCCTGGTTACTGCCACCTGCACTGCCTGCCGCCTGCGCACTGCTGCTGCCTGCTGCCGGTACCATCATTTTATAGATGATAAAGGCCACTATGGCTATGCCGATGATGATAAAAAGGGTGGTGTACTTTTTCAAGGCGCTTATTTTTTGAAGATCAGAAAGAGGATGACCAGGACAAACAAGGCAAGGCCGATGTATACCCACGTCATATTAGTAGCCGTGATTCCGAGAATACCTGAACCATTGGGCTGCACGATCTGCGTTTGCGGTGTTTTATTAACTGCGTTGATCACGGCCGCACCGCCGGTAAGTATCTTACCTGCATTGTTGAAAACGGTGCTCCAATCGAAGCCGCCGCCTGTGCCGCTGGTATCTACTGCTGCAGTACCACTGCTTACGGGCTGGCCCGTGGTAGGGTCGGTAGCCGGTTCCGTAGTGCCACCGCCTATGCCATCGGCACTGGTGCTGGCAAACTGCCCGAGTAACCCGCTTAAATCTGTAGATGCTGACATGGTGTATTAGTTTATGGCGGTTGTCCAGTTTTGCATTTGTGCGTCCTTTGGTATGCTCAGCATCAGCTGCTGTATAAAGTGGCCCTGGTTAGGGCTGGCATCATACTGCTTGTCTATGAAACGCTCCATACTGTTTTGCGATGGAACTGTTTTCTCCGAGCCGGGGCTAAGGTTTGGGTAGCCTTCAAAATTCTGCTTGATGTACTTGTAAGCCTGCGTAGGATTGCGCGATACAAAAAAGCTGATCACGTTCTTAGGGTCAGCCCTCAGAAAGTCTGACAGCTCCTGTGCCGTGTACATGCCGCCTACGTGCGAATTTTGGTTTGGTGATGCTCCGTATCCCATGATTGTATGGTATTAAAAAAGGGGCGAGGCTGCGGGCCTGCCCCTTTTGTTATAAAGATGTGTGTGTGCTTTGCTTAGTTCAGTTCGCTGATCTCCGCTACATCGGTCAGACCACCTATACCCCAGTTCATTACGAAGCTGTTGCTCAGGCCGATACCTGTAATGTACATGTAGAAGTTCTTGGTAGTGATCCACTCCTGGTCGCGTATTTCCAGTACGTTGTCATACGTACCACCGCTGTTGGTGCGGTATGGTGTCAGCGGTATTTCCTGTGGGTTCAGTATGCCGTTAGGCGCTACCTCACCAAAAAACAGGGAGCCGGTAAAGTCTGCCACCTGGTTAGTAGTGATACGCACATATTTCAGGTGCATACCTACCAGTGATATATAGTTCTTAAAGTCTGCATACCCTGCAGCGTTACCCGTACCGTTTACGGTTGAGGTCAGTATTACGTGCTGCTGATCAGGCACCGTTACAGCGCGCTGTGCGGCAATCAATCCAGGGCAAGGGCCGGGAAATATGGCGATGTTACCAGCGATACCGGTACCATCTACCGTGAAGGTCATTTTAAATTCGCCCAACGGGCTTATTTTATTTTTCAGCTTCTTTGTAGTGGTAGTGCCGCTGTTATTGTTGCTGCCTGAGGTATTGCCTGGTTGACGCATAAAAAAACGATTTTGCTGTGATGCTTTTTAGCTTGTTTGTGATGTCAAAGATGCTATCAGCGGCAAGGCGTTTCCAATAGATGTTACCATTCTACCACAGGTACGGGCATAAAAAAAGCCCCGCAATTGCAGGGCTGTAAAGGTTTTCAGAAAACCGTAAAATAAATGCTTACAAAGCAGGCGCACTCAGTGCCGCCATACATTCGTTATAGTTTTTCCAGTTGGTAGCAGGGTGCGCTTTGCGCTGGGCGCTGCTGATCGCCACTATTTTTAACTCTAAAGATGATGGTGGATTATTTGATCCATCAGTATACTGTAAATTGATCAGTACATTATCTAAAGAATATCCATAACTAAGCGTGTATGACGGATTTGAAAAAAAAGTGTACGGCATCGCAGCCCATGAGCCGGAGCTATTTGTAAAAAATACTTCTACTGTTCCGGTAGCTACAATATCTGCCGTTATATCATTGTCTGAAATATTGCAATAGGAAACAGAGGATGTATTAAAACCCCAGTTAGCTGGTGTTAGTGTAGCTGTGCTGGCCACAACATTGGCATTACCATTCGTGCCATTAGTCCCGTTAGTCCCTGCTGGTCCCGCATCACCTTTGTCCCCTTTTACGCATCCCGTAAATGCAGCCATCAAGAGGCCTGCGGCGATTGTTAACATTGTTTTTTTCATCTGTTTTGTTTTTGGTTTTTGGTTAAGAAAATAGACACAGCAATGATAATTTATAAATGATTAACTACAAAGCATGTGCCGCCTTTATTCGCATATATATTTCGCCCAGCTTATTCACCTGGTCTATGGCGTTGCCTTTGAGCCGGTAGAGCAGGAACTCTGTAACATCATACAGGCGTATGCCGTGGGTGTAGCACATCATTACAAAAAGGATGATCTGCTTCTCTTCGTCCGGGTACGTACAGTCTTCGGTGTTTACCGCTGCATAATCCCACAGCTCGTTTTGCCGTTCCAGCAAATCTTCTTCGTAGTCGTCCAGCTCCTGCTCTGTGGTTACATCGTCAGGAACCAACGATATTTTTTTACCTTTTGCGGCTGTGCTGGCCGCTGTCTTGGTTTTTTTGTCCGTCTTCTTTGTTGTTAGCATAACAAATTTTTTAAACAGTTAATAATTGGGCCGGTCGCTGCTAACAACACCAATGGAGTACATTGGAAGACGTAGGTACTTACAACCACTCGCCGGCTTATTTTTAATTCAGTCTTGATTTTGGATTGCTCCAGGTATTGTTAGCAATCCAAAAGTAGAAGAAATTTTATACTGCAAAAAATAATATTTTCATGTAAAGTGTTATGTAAAGCTATACTTTACAATTTTGCGCCCATTTTTCTTGTTTTAAACCGTAAAACCCTTTATTTAACAACAAAAGCGTTGTTTTTTAACGTATTAATTTTTAACATTTTCTTACTACATAAACCCCTCATCCCTCAGGCTTATGTGCCCCTCATCCGTGATGATGATGTGATCTGCCAGCTTTATGCCCAGCGTAGCCATACCGGCGCTTACCTGCTCTGTGGTGCGCAGATCGGCGCTAGACGGTTTCAGCTTGCCGCTGGGGTGGTTGTGTGCCAGTATGATGCTGGCGCTGGCACACTTGGCCGCTACAGTGGCTATAATGCGTATGTCGCATATGGCCTTGTCCATGCCGCCTATGCCCAGCCGGTACCAGCCCTGCAGCCGGTTGCCGCAACACAGGCTCAGCATCAGCATTTCTTCGCGCCACAGCAGTGTGTTTTTGGCACATATGCTGCGAACCACAGCAGCTGCAGCATCGCCGCTTTCTATCAATGGGCATTGTGATCGTTTTCCTCCTTTATACTTCACGGTTACATCTATTCTTGGATAAGGCAAGAACTGGGCTTTTAAGTGACGTTATACTTTCCTGTTTTCATGGAGAAAGGTAATGTCACCCCGGACAACTGAAACGGAGGTGCAACGCTTCGAATACAGCCATGTGGAGCAAACCACCGTCCGGGGCGATTTCCGTTATAATGAGGAAACCTAACCTGTGGAGGTGGCTGTATTCGAAGCGTTGCAGGGCAAATATAGTATCAGGTATTATTGCGTGTATACGGTAAATGAAATATAATTTGGTAATGATATATTTGGTTGTACCGAAAATTAGTTGTATATTTGTGTTATCAAACCACACAAAATGACACAAGCAACAACCAAAATAACTTTCAACACCTTTACTGATATGATTGCAGTGTTACCAAATGATGCTGCTTGTCGTGTGTACTTAGAGAATAAGTTATGGAATGATGGGGTTCCTACCTGTCCGCATTGTGGTTTGATTGATGCTACACGCGCTCGTATGTTATAAACATCGGTACACTAAAATATATCATTACCTATAATTTAACACTATAATTCTTTGTTTACTTCTTTGAATTTTTGATTGAACAAAGACAGCGGATAACCCATTGTAGCCATCAATGTGCCGCCCTCTGTGCCCTCAGGTGTGCTGAGGAAAACATGAATGCTTTTACCAAACCTTTTTTCACCGGTCATGTACAAAAACGCATCGCGCTGCCGCTGGTGCCTGGCTACTTTGGTAACGGTGACAATAAGCCCCGGCACCAGCGTACTTTCGTACTGCTTACCGATCATCTCTGCGAACGGCTGAATAATCTGTTTTTTCATAATCTATGTGTGTTTTACTGGTTTTTGTGTAAAAAGTGCGGTAAGGCTGTTTTCGTCATTACAATTATTACAGACATTACAACGTTGATTTTCAATTACTTAGAGCGTAATAATCCTATTTTCACTTTATTACAATTATTACAACTGATTTTTTCTAATGCACTTTTGTAATAATTGTAATAATCCATTTTAAAATTATTACACTACTCAAATCCTTTACTGTATTGGTTTGTAATAATTGTAATAATTGTAATAATTTTTTAGAGTTGGTAAATAAATAGGTAGTTTAAAGTACTAGAAGGGCAAATCGGCTGTTGTTTCAGCTGCTGCAGTAACATCTTTTTCGTCTGTGCCGGCCGCTGGTTTGTAGGGCCTGCCAAATGGCTGCAGCTCGGCATTTTTCGGGTCGGTATCGGTAAAGTCTTTTCTGTGAAATTCGTAGTAGGCACCGTGGAATATCTTAGGTTCCAGGTAGCTTTCTTTTCCCTCATCGCCCAGCGTTCTTACGGTGCGCTCTGCACGCACCGGGTACACGCCACGGGCACATGGTTTGGTTTTGTACCCCATTTCCTTTAATGTGGTTATTACATAGCGCTTGTCACTCTTTTTGAGAATATCAGTTGCTAAGCCCTCAGCCGAAATACGAAACATTTCCGCGTCGCACATATCAAACATTTCCTGTAGCTCCGTACGTATGCGCTTTTCCATATTCGACATGCTGTTATTTTTCACATCTACCAGCGCCTGTGTGTGCAGCAGCGGTGTGGCAAACCAGTGGCGCTCTTCGTCTTTGCTGGCCATGGTTCGCTTTTCCAGGTAGTGCAGGAATGCGGGTATCTCATCTACCAGCTTTTCAAGAAACTTGGGTATGGTGCGCTTCAATGGCGGCACTTTGTGTATCCAAAACCTGATCTCTTCTTTATCTATGCGTATAAAGTCCTCTACGTGGTTACTGTTCAGTATGAACTTTGCAAAAAAGCGGAGTATCACCTGATCCTTACCCTTGCTGTTGAGCACTATTTTTTGTGCAGTGCTGAGGCGTTTTATTTTATTGATCACCTTGCCATTGTCCACTTTGGTTTCATCTACCGAGATGAACAGCTTACCGGCCCAGTGGGCGTTAAAGTCGGCTTCTATGTCCTCATTGCCTATGCTTATGGCATTGTCGCTAAACAGGGCTTCTATCCAGTTGATAAAGGTGGTCTTACCGCTCTGCCGCTCCCGGCTCACAAAGCACAGTATGGGCAGCATCTGTAAGGGGTTTTTATAAGCCAGCGTTATATAGTCGAGGCCCAGCTCATAGCGTGGTATGCTGGTCACAATGCCGTCACGGTCGGTATAGGTCACTACCTCTTCGCTAAACAGGTGCTTTATAAATTCTATGGTCAGCTCACAGTCGCCGTCTTCGGGTTCGTGCCTAAAGGGCTGGTATAGATTGTAGCAGTTGTTTATTACCTGCTGGTAGTTGCCGTGGTCGGGCATTACACAGGGAGCATCGTATTTTTTTATGTACTGTATAAACTGCTTTCCGTGGTCGTCTATAATGGTGCCCTTCATGCGGCCTACCAGCGTCTTTACTATCTTTTCAGTCTTGCTGTTGCTGGTGGGTATCATCACATACTTGTAGTAGTCATTGCCCATGCGTATGTAGTCGTTGGCGCTGCCTGGCATTTCCACATCACACTTGCCCTCTGCCTCGTTGTAGCGGTACTGTGTGCCGTTAAACTTAAAGTGTGGCAGGGCTTTGAGGTCGGCACGGCGCTCACTGTGGAATAGAAAGAACTGCGTAACATCGTCAAGGAAAAAGTATTTGCGTATGCGGCTCAGGTTGTGCTGTATGTTCACCAGCACCCGGTAAGTACCCGTAACTATGCCACCCTTTACCAGCTTTGAAAAGTCGCCAAACTCAGCGGCTATCTGTGCGCCACGGTCGGGAAACTGGCACAGCAGATCGTCAAGGCCCTTCGGGTTCCCTTCCAGGTCTTCGCTGTTGATGTGGGCAAAGTAGCGCTGCACATCAGGAAACTTGCTGAGGGCGGTAAAAAAGTTGCTTATGGTGTCAAAAAAGTTGCTGGGCCGGTGGTACAGGTCGGTATCTTCTTTCAGCTCACTGGTGGTAAGGCTGCGGCAGTCGCCATCGGTAAGCCATATAGCGTTCTCTACCTCGCATACCAATATCAGCTTTTGTATGTCGGCATGCAGCTCGTCTGTGTCCTTATCGCGCAGGCAGGTGATGGATGGCACACCCACCACATCTATACGACCCATATCGCCCTTGAATGCCTTAAATGCACCCTCGGTAATGAACAGATCGCGCACCTGCACATCGGGCGGCAGGCGCTTACCGGGATTGGCGGCTTTCCACTCGCGGCAGGCATCATACTTAGCTACCAGGCCGGGCGGGAAGAAAGGGCGCGTAGGCTCACCCTTTGGTATGTGGTACTTCTGCACCTTGCCATCTTTGTTTACCCGCTCCGGGTACAGGCGTATGATCTTGTATACCTTATCAGCCGCTTTTATGGTGTGCCCGCTACGCTGTGCATCTTTGTGCGTCCATATCTTGCAGCGGTCGAGGGTGTACATGAAAATATCTATGCCCTGTGTGCCCTCTGTAAATATGGGGTATGGCTTCAATACCTCGTTGCCCTGGTTGGGGCCGCTCTGCACCTCCGTTTCCCGTATCAGTATGGTATTGTGCTCCGGTGTTACGCCCAGCAGCTGCATGCGCTTTTCAAAGTAGCTCTGCTCCGGTACCAGCTGCAGTGCAGCTATTTCCGGCTGTGGTGGATCTGCAATGGTTTCGCCAAATTCATTATTAAGTATCTTTTTATTAGGCATGTGCTGTGGGGAGTAAGTGTGTGGTGATCAGTAATAGTTATAAATGGCTGGGCCTGCCGGTAGTGCTGAGCACTTTGTACTTTATTACCCATACCCACGGGTTTGCATCCCAGCTTTCGCGGCCATTGATAGCGCACCAAAGCTCCTGAAAACGGCTGTAAGCAATACCATTATCCGGCAGTAAAGAAGCCCCTTCCGCTACAGCATCTGCACCACTTATATCGTGCAGGCGTTCTTTGTCTACGTTTTCCACTTCCAGCCATATGCGGGCATGCTCTTTGCGTAGAAATATAGATGGCTTCCACTTCGCATCAACAATAAAATCACGGCTTACATAATCAGCCCTAAATACAATGCTGTCTGAGTTGCATTTTTGCGCGAACGTTTCCCGCACATACAGAATATCGCCTTTTACAACATCTTCCCATCGGTTATTTACCCGCCTGGTCTGCGTTTTACGGCCTTCCAGTACGGCTTCTACCATATTGGTGCTCATTAATATCGGTATCTCTCTTTTCATTTGTTACGATTGAAAAAGCGAATAATTTCTACTATTGCCACATAAGCTACCAGGGCCCAGCTGAGCAATGATGCCGCGATCGTGATTATTACTATCCCGGTATTTACGGCAGGGTGGTTCACCATTCCATTGATCTTGTCGCTGTTCTTTTTCATAAACAGCGCTACTATAAAGAAGGCGATCACCACGCCCCAGGTGTATACAGATAAGAAGCTCATCGGCGGTAATAGTTATCGTGTGAAAAATTTCCGGTCGTGGCCGGCATGGTTATAATATTGGATAAGAAAAAAAAGGGCGGCAGCGTTATACCGCCGCCCTGTGTTCTGTAAAGCATACCGGGAATATCGCTTACGTATCGCGCCCGGTTTTACCACTGTGCCATCCTCAAATTACCCGATTGGCGCGGGCGGGGGCCGTAATGGCAGTTAGGATGCAGTTACCTCACTGATACGAACAATACCTAGTTATATCTCGCAATAACCCCCTGTCATTTCTTAGGCCGTAGCAGTGGTAGTGTCTGCTGCTGCAGGCGCTGCCGGTGCCTGTGAGGCGTTAAACTCTGCAACCAGTGCAGCGCACAGATCGTCAGTGCTGGCGAAAATCTCGCTGTCGCTGTACACGCCTATTACATTACCCGTGCTGTCGCTCAGATCATTTTCTACGGTGCCTTTTGCGGCATCCGTACGTACATCGGTTACTGTTCCGGTAACGATGGCATTCTCTTTCAGTGCGAAGCCTGGCTGCTGCAGGTTCATCTTGGTACTGGTGTTCATTTTACTGTTGGTTTTGGGTGAAGAAAAAGCGGTTGAGTTCTGTGTTTGTGCGTTGCCCAGGTAATCCCAGCCGGTGCCCTTGCCTGCATCGGCAATGTTTGGCACGTTGCGGCGGAAGAGCACGGGTATCTGTGTGTTTTCCAGCAGTATGCTGAGGTTCAGCGTACCATCGGGGTTAATACTGGTAACGGTGGCGGGGAGCTGTGCGCTGTTGGGTGCTTCCGGCTCTGCGCCATTGGTTACGTACTTTACTACCTGGCCCATGTAGTTGTTTATCTTGGGCGCTGCTGTCGTTGCCGTTTCTACGGCGGCTGTGTTTGTGTCCATTTCGGGAGCTTTATTTTTAGTGGGTGAAAAAACGGTGTCTATGGCTTCATGTACTTCATCGGCAGTTACCGGGGGTATCTTGCCACCGGTAACCCATGCCTTTAGCGCGGCAAATAGTAGTGTGAGTATGGCCATGGTTACAGATTGAGATTTAAGGCGTTAATTACTTTCATCACATCGCCACTACTGATAAACATTTGCTCATTGTCAGCCC